CCCCATCTATGGCCTGCATCCTGCAGACCCTGCTCGCCTTCCAAATCCCAATCCAGTTCATCTGGCAGGGGTGGGGGCAACTCTGCACTAGGCCTCGCCTTTGTGCGTGTTCGTCCACCAGCATTGATCATGGTGAACGTAACAGTGGTCTCAAATGCCAATTGCTCTGCAGGTGTAAATCCCCATGCCCGATAGAACGATATACGTTCTAGCAGCGTGGGTTCCTGCCAATCAGTGCGTGAAACCTGTTCCAATCCAGCCTGCGTAAGGCCATAACCTGCAGTTGCACGGTATTCTAACCATTTTGGCAGGCGGATTGTTCCCGGGTGTGCACGTAGCCAATCTGCCATTGGGCGCAGCATCGGCATATTTGGGTTTGCAACCATCTCACAAGTGATGGATGACCGCAAAACCTCCTCTACCTGCTTGCTGTCCAATGGCATGGGGGATCGCCTGATTTTATCGAGCGCCTTCAATGGATTTGGCCCGAAATATGGCCCCCTAGGCCCCAACACAATCCGGGACTGACAGAACTCAGCTTTGGACACATCATGCACAACCTCATGCTCAGTTACCATTCCAAACTGCAGCATATATGTTGCAATGGGAATCAACTGGGGGAGATCGGCTTTCTCAACAACGACGATAGAATCGTCACCGTCGAGCAGGATGTTGCCCTGCACGCCTGAGTCCTTCAGCCAAGCACACAACATGGCAAGGTTGAGCAAGGAATTACCCAAAGCGGTGTTGATATCACCGCTCATACGCTTGCCTTTACAACGGTAACGTATGCCTCCCTTTGTGCGCCCATAATTGTTGCATTGCATATCAAGCAATCTCTGCAACCCGGGATCATAGCGATGGGCCTTCTTGTAAACCTTATGCTCCTGTTTGAGCAATTTACTGTTTACATGCGCATCAAATCTACTATGATCGGCGAGAACATAAGCTGGTTGCTGGTAGTCATCTGACATTTCCAACAATAGCACAGCTCGCTGTTCTTTATCCAGCCCTTTGGCACACCAGCGATGCCCGTTGTGTGTGAGCTCGAACATGCGGTGCTCAATCTGCCAAAGATAGCTGGCGAGCGCAGCGTTGTAGGCGGTTGATCGAAATTGAATGGCTCGATCTTCCTTACCCTCAAGCTTATCGACTGGGTGCAATTCCTGCTTCTGCATTGAACTAACATTCCCATGATAAGGCTTGAGCCCATCGCGCTGCAGCTCATAGTAACCCTGCAGGAATCTACCCCTGGCGCGCCCAGATTTATTGAGCGCAATCTGCCTGATTGGGGTTTTCCTGCAAGTGCCAATTTGTTTGGCAACGTTCGACAAGCAATGCTTGAACGAACGCCAAGCTCTTGAGCGGGTGTGGGGTGATGGCGTTTCTTTGAGGTGCCTGTTGACCATTGTTTTGAGCTCTTCGCCCACAGTATGCACATGCATACCGTAGTCGGTAAGCCCAATGGCCTCCAGTGGCAGCTCATCAGAGTAAGCGCCCATCACACAACCACGGCGGAGTGTAACAGTTCTATCAAGATCATCTGGCACATGCAACAAGACAGCCCCTTCAGCCAATGGCTGAGTGGGAGCCTTGCACTCTGCAATGACCATCTTATTTCTCGGATAGTCCTGAACGCACCCAGCAGTCTGCTGGGTCCCCGCTTTTGTGCCCGCGTTGGCTTGGCAGCTTAGTTTTCCGGGCCACGCTGGTTATGCGAGCGGCGACCGGTCAACTTCATCGCCAACCTATCGACGATTCCCATTTTGAGCGCCTTGCCATTGCCCCAGTTGGCTGCCGTCTGTTTAACAAAGTGATTGGACATGTTGGTGAAGATCTTCTCCTCCTCAACAGTGTTCCGAAGCACCTCATTAAT